TGAAGATGAGGAAGAGGAAGATTCCGAGAAGCTCAAAGCCAAGGAAGTTGAAGAAACAGAAGGCGTTCTCTCCAATCTTTATGAAACAACCGAATTACTTAAGTCTCAAAATAAACAACTTGAGACAATCGTTTATAAATTAAACGACAAGTTAGAAGAAACTTTGCTTTCAAATGCAAAATTACTTTATCAAAACCGCACACTATGTGATGCCTCCTTGAATGAGCGACAAAAAGAAAAAATTGTCGAAGCCATTGCTAAAGCGGAGTCACCGAAAGAAGCCAAAAGACTTCAAGAAACTTTAAGAACCACAGTGGGATCCAAGCAAAAGAAGGCTCCAAAATCACTGAGCGAATCTGTTAATAAGCGAGGAAATCTTTCTGGTATACTCAATCGGAGACAAAACTTAAACGAAAGCCAAACTGATGATCCTTTTATGAAAAAGATGCAGAAGTTGGCAGGCATTAAAAATAACAATTAATTAAGGAGGTTAAACTAATGTCTATTTTAGAAAAATTAACCGAAGGAATCATAGACCGTAATTTGTCACAGCAAGGGGAAGCTCTTCTGCACAAATGGACCCAAACCGGACTACTTGAAGGACTTCAAACTGAGAATGCGAGGCAAAACATGGCTCGTCTTCTCGAAAATCAAGCGAAGGAACTCCTTCGTGAAAGTAACACAATGGCTGGTGGAGACGTTCAAGGTTTCGCTGCTGTTGCATTTCCCATTGTTCGTCGTGTATTCGCCGGACTGATCGCTAACGATCTTGTTAGTGTTCAACCAATGTCGTTGCCCTCAGGGCTCGTATTCTTCCTTGACTTCACTTTTGGAACGGCGGGACTTAACCCTCGTCTTGGTGAGACCGCGGGACAATCGATCTACGGTCAAGGTGTGGTAGGATCACAAATCACTGGTGGTGTAAACTTGAACAGCGCCAACATTGATAAGCAGCCCTATGCGTTTGCTTCTGCTTACAGTTCTCCAACGGGATCTTTAAGTGCTACCTTCCTCAACCAACTTTCAATTCCAGCATTGGACTTGCAGGGTAATGCCCTCCAAGTAAACATTAGTGGAACTCTAAAGCTGGGAGATGGTCTAACTGGCTCTTATGGATTTCAGGTGCGAGATCTTATTAAAGCTGATCCGGATCTTATTGATGAACATTCTGGTTCTTATTTTACAATTCGAATGTTCCAGCCTCCGACCAATTTCAATTATGACGATTTGTCCCAGTTGACTTTGGCTTCTGGCGGCGCACACACAGGAATGGCTGCTGTTACTCAAGTGCGTCGTTTGACTCAACTTGACCCCAATGATGTTTCAAGCACTCCTAGGGTTTATGTAGTCTATGTATCAGGTGGAACCCAGCCAATGATGACCAATGCTGTTGGAACCAACGGTCTGGTATCGGGAACGACCACTGGCTGGCCAATTGTTGATGGCTTTACAAATGTAGGAGCTGGGTCTATTGGTGCTGTAGTTGGTACAGCGACTTGGGGACTGGAAAATAATCCTAATATCCCTGAGATCGACATCCGTGTCGACAGTGTGGCGATCACCGCACGAAGCAAGAAGTTGAAAGCAAAGTGGACTCCTGAATTGGGACAAGACTTGAATGCTTATCACAACTTGGATGCTGAAGTAGAATTGACTTCTATCCTTTCAGAGCAAATTGCTTTGGAAATCGATCAAGAAATCCTTTCTGATCTTGTTAACGGTGCAACCGGGCAAACCTATTATTGGTCTCGCGCACCTGGACTGTTTGTAAACCGCGTTACTGGTCAAGAAATTGGTGCTGCTTCTGCTGCTCCTGACTTCACTGGTACAGTGTCTGAATGGTATGAGACATTGATCGAAACGATCAACGATGTTTCAGCTCAAATCCACAGAAAGACATTGCGTGGCGGTGCTAACTTCGTAGTTTGCGGACCCGAAGTGGCTAACATTCTCGAATTCACTGCTGGATTCCGTGCGAATGTTACTGCTGATGCTGACAAAGGCGAAATCGGCGCTGTGAAGGTAGGTTCCTTGAACCGTAAGTTCGACGTTATTGTTGACCCTTACTTCCTTCGTAACGTAGTCCTAGTAGGACGTAAAGGCTCTTCATTCCTAGAGTCTGGTTATGTTTATGCACCTTATGTGCCTCTGCAAACCACACCAACAATCTTCGGACCCGAAGACTTCGTGCCACGTAAAGGTGTCATGACTCGTTACGGTAAGTTGATGGTACGCCCTGATATGTACGGTCTTGTGATCGTCCGTGGTCTCCTCGGAGAAGCCGGCGCTACCTCTTAATTCGAGTAGCTAGCATAAAAAAGAGACCCTCGTCCTTGTGGCGGGGGTTTTCTATTTTGTGGAAACTACTTATAGTCGAGGAGAATTATCTCTTCGTTAATTGACCTTAACAATATTCATAGGAGGAATTATTATGGGTACGAAAAGAGTAGGTTGGGCTAGAATTAGAAGCCTGATTAACGAAAACGCAAATCAATTAAAAACTAAATATGAACAACAACTTTCGGCATCAGCTGCTACAGCATTAAATGCAGGAAACAGCGGGGCTATAGTCCTGATGGGATCCGGCCAAGACATAACATTACCAACAGCAGCGGCCGGCCTTAGCTATACATTTACTTGGGCAGAGGACAATGGAGCAGCTAGTACCATTACAGCTACAACTCCAAACTTTCTTGCGGGTGCTATTCAAGAACACGTTGGAGCTAAAACTCATAACCATCACGGAAATGGATCTTCCAATCTGGTTCTTACTTTAGGAACAGCTATTGCAGCAGGTGATACCATACAGATGCACAGCAATGGTACTTTGTGGTTTTGCACGGGAATGGTCAGCGGTGCTGGCGCCCAGGGTGCAGTATTTAGTAATTCATAAACTTTAACTATGTATTTTCTTAATCCCCCTTTCCTTGATGGCTTGGGGGATTTTCTTTTCTAGACACTATTTAAAAGACTAGGAGAGTGTTATGGGAAGAAGACGAAGAAGACTAGTCCAGCGACGAACTAAGGCTCGCATGGAAGCGGCCAAGATGAATCCCACGTTGGGACAAGAAAATTCAGTAGCACAGGCTGCTCTTCAAGAAGCAGTACAAGAGGTTTTGACAGCAACTACAACGACTGAAGCAACTGAAACCACCGCTGAAACGACGACGACAACCACTGCGGAGACGACTCCGACACCGAAAAAAACTACCAAGCGGACGACTGCGAGAACAAAGGCTACTAAAACAACAAAAACAAGAGCTACTAAAACCCCCGCTAAAAGAACAACCAGAAAGAAAACACGAACCTCAGCACAAAGTAATTCCTCCAAATAATCATTGAAGAACTCAATTGCCCTCGGAGATAAAAGCTCCGGGGGTTTCTTATGTTAACAACTAATTACAAAGAGCAGAGGAATAATGTATGGCTTTTCCAAGTTTATCACCAACATCGACAGTATCGGCGATAACGCTACCGGCGACCGGGACTGTTGGCGATGTTGCTGCCACTCTAGCAATTGGCTTTTACAGCGGTAGCTCGCCCTTTTTATCTGGTGCTGCTGCTCAAGTTGCTTATACCTATAAACGCCTGGGTGGGGATGTTCTGGACATCGAACTCAAAGCTTCCAATGTCTATAATCATTATGAAGAAGCTTGTCTTGAATATTCGTACATAGTTAATTTGCATCAAGCACGAAATGCCCTCGGGAGCGCCTTGGGCGGAGAGACGGGCTCTTTTGATTATCAAGGGAACATGTCGGGGACAATGAATAAGTCTCTCAAATATCCTAAATTCTTATTTGATTATGCTTTCCGTGTTGCGGACAAATTTTCTAGCGAGACTACCGTAGGAGGAGTTACCCCTCTTTTCTCAGCTTCATTTGCTAGCGTTAGCGAACAACAAAATTATAATTTACAAACCATTGTAAGCTCTTCTGCTGCCGACGGCGGGGTTCCCTTCGCTCATTTGGTCAATCCAGCTAAAATGAAAACTAAAAGAATTAAAATCCGGCAGGTTTATTATTTATCTCCTCGACAAATGTGGCGGTTCTATGGTTATTATGGAGGGTTAAATGTAGTGGGGGATTTCCATAATTATGGTCAGTATTCCGATGATTCCACTTTTCAGGTCATCCCTGTGTGGCAAAATAAACTCCAAGCCATTTCTTATGAGGATCATCTCTATACCAGAACCTCTCATTATTCTTATGAGATTAATGATAACATTTTGAAACTTTATCCTCCGCCAGATGATGTCTCTCCCGAAAGATTTTGGTTTCGCTTCACGATTCAAGATGATGATCCCTATGCAACGGGTTCTTACGACGATGGATTGGACGGTATAAACAATGTTAACACAATGCCTTTCGAAAACCTTCCTTTTAAGAATATTAATTCTATGGGACACCAATGGATTCGAAAGTTCTCCTTGGCTTTATCTAAAGAAACTCTCGGACAAATTCGAGGCAAGTTTGGCAATTCGGTGCCCATTCCTGGGGATAATGTTAGTCTTAATGCTACCGAATTACTCTCTCAGGCTGCATCCGAACAAACAACATTGCGCGAAGAGTTGAATAAGCAACTAGATGAAACTTTATACGCTCAACTGGCGGAAACAGACAAAGGGATGGTAGAAAATACCAATGCGCTGGTGGCGTTGTCGCCATTAAAAATTTATGTGGGATAAGTAAATGAGCAACAAATGGACACGACCAGCACAGCCACCACCCCCGATGTTCTTCGGACAAAAAGAGAAGAATCTTGTCAAGCAAATTAACGATGAAATCATCGAACAAGTTGTAGGACAACAGGTTCTTTATTTCCCCATGGACATCGAACATACCAATTATCATCCGCTGTACGGCGAGGCCATAGAAAAAACTTTCTTACATCCTGTCCGAGTTTACGCTCTGGTAGACTATGAAGGCATTGAGACCTCTGACATGGAGAATTTTGCCATCGACAAGGCTACTAAAATTAAAGTCAATTTTCATAGACGGCGCCTCACCGAAGATCAGAATTTATTCGTGAGGGTAGGAGATTTTGTAAGATTTGGAGAAATTTTTTATGAACTTGTTAAGCTAATGGAACCCAAATTACTTTTCGGGCAACCAGAATCTCGATTTGAAATTCAAGCCGAGTGTATACGATCAAGGGATGGACTATTCAATGCCGAGTAAGCTAGTAACTACATTTGATCCTTCTACTTTAGAGACGATTGACGCAGCGGTTTATGAGTTCGTCAATGAAGAATTGAACATTTATACCACTACTAATAAAGGGTGGACGAAAGTGCCCGTATTGTGGTTAGGAACGGAACGAGCTTACCAAGTTAAGCACGACAAAGAGTTGAGGGACAAAGTGGGAAAACTCAAGCTTCCGCTGATCACAATCACCCGAGCAAGCGTTATCAGAGATGAATGGAAAGGATCTTATCAATCTTATTACCCCGTGGAACAGCCTTATGGCGGTGGAAGTGTATCTATAACCAAAGTGATTAATCAAAGCAAGACGCGTAATTTTGCAAATGCGGATGCCAATCGATATAGCCGTGGTAGCGGATCGGTTCAGCCGAGGATCTACAATAGAAAAATTGTCTATGATACCATTACCATTCCTAAACCCACGTATGTCACTTGTATGTTCGAGATCAACATCCGTACTGAATATCAACAGCAAATGAACGACTTAATTCCCCCATTTGTCATTGATCAAAAGAACGTGTTTAAAATTGGCAACACGGGGCATGCGTATGAACTATTTATACAGGATAATTATGGTTTAACCAATAACTTAGCAGCTCTGGGACAGGACGAGCGTACATTTACAGCAAAAGTTCAGTTCAAAGTGTTGGGCTATCTGGTTGGCGACGGTAAAAACAGAGAAAACCCTCAAATAACTCGCCGAGAGAACGCCGTAGAGGTGAAGATTTCCAGAGAACGAGTGATTGTGGGTGATAAACGGCCTTGGGCGAAAGACGATGGGAAATATAGAGAATTTTGACTTTCAGAATTTACTAAACTATTTACTACGAATAAGACTACACTCAAGGAGACTTTTTAATGCCTACGAAATTTGACTTTCTTTCTCCCGGAATTCAGTTAAGAGAAATTGACGAATCACAACTGGAACCAGTCCGCGAACATGACGGAATCCTCTTAATCGGGAGAGCCCGATCGGGTCCTGCGATGAAGCCCATTAAAGTTAAGAACCTTAACGATTATGTGGAAATTTTTGGTAACCCAATAGATGGTGTCCGCCAAGCCGACCCTTGGAGAGACGGAAACACTGGTGCTCCTAACTATGCTGCCTATGCTGCTCAAGCTTATTTGGCTTCGGGCGTAGGCCCCGTAAAGTATGTAAGACTTTTGGGAAAACAGATTGATACCACCGCGGCTAATCTTGCAGGCTGGAAACTAGGAGGATCTCCTAGCAGAACCATAGGTCAAAATTCGTGTGCTTATGGGCTTTTCGTATTTCCTTCGGCTTCGAATTGTGATCCAGCATCTACTTCGAACGAAACTGTTGCTGGTAATTTGGCAGCTGTTTTTTATATGACATCCTCTGCTATTGGACTTGTGGGAACGACTGTTTCTAACAACGCTCGACTGCCTGGTGTAGCTGTTACTATACCATCAAGCTCTACTTTTATTCAGGCAGCTGGAACTAGTTGTGAATTTAACATTCGAATTTGTTCTCTTGTGGCTTCAGTTCAAACTACATCTAGTTTTACTGTAAACTTTGACGAATCGAGCCCCAATTACATTCGTTCTGTGCTGAATACCGATCCTACTACAATGAACAGAGCGACAACAAATTATTATGAGCAAAGCGCTTCTAACAAATATTATTTCTTGGGCGAAAGTTATGATGTAAATGTCATGAACATGACATCCGCATCCACTGCCGATACGATAGGAGTAATTTTAGCCCTCAAGACTGGATCTTACGGCTGGGGGAATTTCCAACAGCAGCTAACTGCAGCTAAGTCTGGTTGGCTTTTAGGAAACCGTCCAAACCAGAAGAGACTGTTTCGGCTCGTTGCTCTCGATGATGGAGTTGACTTCCAAAATAAGTATTACGCAAGAATTTATAGTATTAAACTGCCCACTTCTATCGATCCTGTGGCAAGTTTTGCTATGGACATTATGCGCAGGGCAAATAAAGATTATGCCGTTGAAACTTATTCAGGTCTCACCTTAGATAAAAATGATAGCAACTACATTGGAAAGCGTATTGGCGACATGAGTGAGACTTGGAATACAGCCACAGGTCGCTTTGACCTTTCAGGAAAATACAGCAACGTATCCAGCCTCGTGAGAGTAGATGTTAATAGTGATGTCAATATTCGAGACTATCCATTTGGTTGGAGTGGTCCCCGAAAAATCAACAACATCGACCTTGCAGGATTTGCCGGCACTGATGCCACTATGGACCAGTCCACTGGGGGTGGTTATACCCTCGGAGGTACGAGTATACCTTTGGCGCAGGCTACCGGATTTCTATCTGGTGGGTGTCAAGGGGTTACTGCATCCATTGCGTTTCCAACTCTCCCTCTAACAACAACAGGCACCAAACTGGGAGGAGATTTCTTACCTACCGATACCTTTGGTCTTTGGTGTAGGCGTTCAAATCGCTTGGCGTTTAATAAAAGCTATTATGATCTTGTTCTCCGAACCGGTCCTAATGGCGCCATAGACCCTCACTTAGGAGCTAGTGAATCCTTAGCTTACGCTGGGGTAGTCTTTACCATGGATGACATTACGGGAAGTGAAAGCGGAGGTGTCTCCACCGGCAAGTATTTCTTAGCTTCAGGATCTTACGATCTGGGAGTTGGTGCTGCGGGGTCTTCCATCACGAGAGGATCAGGCTCAACTGGACTTGTGGATACATTAAGAATTCACAGATTCTCTTTCCCATTCTTTGGAGGTGCTGACGGTATCGACCAAACTTATGCCGATCCGTTTAACAATAGCGTTTTGGGTGATAGTACGACTAACTCGGCTCATTACAGTGTAAACCAAGCCATGAAAATGATAGAGGATCCTGATTATATTCGTTATGATTTGATTTCAATGCCAGGACTTGTAGAGAGTACATTGGTAGATAAGATGCTTACTATAGCTAGCACACGTGCCGATGCTCTAGCAGTCATCGATGTCGGATCTGGCGGAGGTATCTACCGGCCTGATTTTGATACACTAACAAATTCTCAAGCTGCATCGGTTACCAGTATTATTAGCCAGATTGCAACACGACAGTATGATACTTCGTATGGATGCACCTATTTTCCCAATGTGAGAATAAAAGATACCTTGAACGGTAACGAAACTGTATTTGTTGCTCCGCCTTCGGTTGCTGCCATCGGTGCGATTGCAAAATCTGAAGCACAATCACAACCTTGGTTTGCTCCTGCTGGATTTAACCGTGGTGGATTGGGTCGTCTCGGAGGCCTCCAGGGTCCCATCGTCGTAGGCGCCTGGCAGCATCTCACTAAAGACGATAGAGATCAATTATATCAATCTAAGGTTAATCCGATTGCAAGATTCCCAGCCACAGGTGACACTGTTATCTTTGGTCAACGAACTCTTCAACAACAACCATCGGCATTAGACAGAATTAATGTACGACGATTGATGATCTTCTTGAAGAAGCGGATTGGAGACATTGCTAACACAATCTTGTTTGATCAAAATCTCCAAGCAACGTGGAATAGATTTAAAACACGTGCCGATACTGTATTGTCTGAGGTCAAAGCTGAAATGGGTATTTCTGAGTACAAACTGATACTTGATGAAAGCACAACTACCCCTGATTTGATTGACAGAAATATTATGTACGCTAAGATCTTCATCAAGCCTGCTCGGGCTATTGAGTTTATTGCGATCGATTTCATTATCACGCGATCTGGTGTAGAATTTGATTAAGCCACTAATTAAAACATAGGAGATATGAAGAATGGCATTTTGGACAGAACAAACAACAGAACCGAAAAGAAATTATAGGTTCCTTGTAGAAATCACAAACCTTGGAGCCGGTGGTTCCGACTCTGTACAATGGTGGGCGAAAACTTTTAAAGTTCCGTCGTATGCTATTTCGGAGACAACTCATGATTTTATGGATAATAAGTATTATTTCCCCGGTCGACTTACCTGGGACGATGTGACCCTTCAGCTCGTTGATCCGGTATCTCCTAACGCAGTTGCATTAACAAACCAAATTATTGTAGATTCTGGTTATGAGGTGAAAACAACGACCGACTTGAATTCTCCCCAGACGATGTCTAAAAATAAGACAGTTGGAGCACTAGGAGATGTAGTGGTTTCTATTCTTAATTCAGATGGAAAAACAATCGAACAGTGGACATTAAAAAATTCTTGGATTAAAACAGTCGTTTGGTCTGATCTTGCGTATGACAACGATGAGCTTCGCACAATCGATATTACATTCCGTTATGACTGGGCTGTATGCGATAACACCGGAGCACCACAAGTCGGTACTGATGACACGCAATTTGAAGTCTAGGTGACCTATGTCTTTCTGGAATATACCCAGCACCGATCCCAAAAGAAAATTTCGATTCCTTCTGCAAACCCCTGAATGGCCTACTCAAGGAGAGGACATCTGGGTATGGATTCGCACAGTGACAAAACCTTCTTATGAGATGACCACTGGTGACTATCAATTAGGCAATCACAAATTTAAATATCCTGGTGTTGTCACCTGGAATGATGTGTCCATTACCATTGTAGACATGAAAGACCAAACGTCCCAATTATATGATAATCTTAAGACAATGGGCTGGAATGTGCCTGGAGATGGCGGAGGAACGGGATTGAGCAAAACTGCCGACGGAACCGCCACGAAGCTTGGTGTAATCATCCAACAGCTTAATGCCGCTGGCGACTGGATCGAAGAATGGACATTAAAGGGTGCATTTATAAAATCTGTAGACTTTGGGCAACTATCGTATGCGGATGATGAGATGGTAGAATTAAC